GCAGCTTGTGCGGGAGAAGGGATATCGGCTGGGGAAGAACCTTTTCCCGTGGGATGTGGCAGTGCATGACCTGTCCGGCGACGGGAAGTCGCGGGCGGACATCTTCCGCCGCCACGGCATCACGCCTTCGGCGGTGAAGCGGACGAGCTTGCCGGACGGGATTGCGGCGCTGCGGCGGTTGATCCAGCGGGCGTGCTTCGACCGCACGCGCTGCGGCGACGGGCTGGACCTGTTGTGGCAGTATCGGCGCGAGAAGGACGTGAAGAGCGGGCTGCTCAAAGCGGAGCCGGTCGAGAACCTTGCCATCCACGTTGCCGACGCGCTGCGCACGGCGGCGCTGGGGATTCCCAAGTGGTCATTTGCGGGCGCGGGCCAGCCCGGCGGGCGGCTGCCCGAGGCGGCCGAGGTGCTTTCCGCTTGACCGCCCGGCCCTCCCCGAGGCAACATTGACCCCGAGCACAAGCCAATCCGACGGAGGCTCGTCCCCCAATGCCGAAGTTTTTCATTAGCAACGAGATGCTTGCCTCGTTCCCGGCCGAGGAGGCCGAGGCGGTTCAGCGCGCGGTGATCGCGCTCGCCAAGGCGGAGGACTCGGCGCAGCGGGCCGAGGGGCTGGGGGACCGAGAGCTGTTCATGTCTGGCTTCGGCGTGATCGGGGCGCAGGATTTGGCCGAGGCTTTTCAGGCGCGCGTCAAGCGGCTGGAAGCCGTGTTGGAAGCGATGGTTGCTCGGCTGGTCGAGCGGAACAAGGCGGCCACCGAAGCGGCTGAGGCGGCGGTGGTGGTGGCGGCAACGGAGGCAGACAATGGTGTCAGCAACGAATCTGGCGGTTTCGGAAGCGAAGATTCACCCGCCCCGCGTCGGGGCCGCCCGCCGAAGCCGCGCGAGGTTTGATGAGGTCATTGATCGCGTCCTGAAGCATGAGGACGCGCGCTACGATCCCAACTCGCCCACCGGCGGCGGGCAGACTGTTAACCACCCGCGCGACCCCGGCGGCTACACGCGCCTGGGGATCACGCTCACCACGCTGCGCAACTACCGTGGCGACCCGACGCTGGTTTACAGCGCGCTGGATGCGCTTTCGCTGGAAGAGATCAAGGACATCTACTATTCCCAGTATTGGCTGGCGGTGCGGGCGGACGAGCTGCCGCGTGGGCTGGACTACGCGGTTTTCGACTGCGCGGTGCATAGCGGCCCTCGGCGGGCGGCGTTCCTGTTGCAGGAGGCGTTGGGCGAAGACGCGGTGCGCAAGGACGGCATCATCGGGCCGCAGACGGTGGCGGCGGCCAAGGCGGCCGACGTCAAGGAGACGATCCGTGAGTTTTCGACCCGGCGGCTGGCGTTCCTGGCCCGGCTGCCGCACGCGGCGGTTTTCGGGCGCGGTTGGCGCGCGCGGGTCGAGGATGTTGAGCGCATGGCGCTGGCCGACGCCGAAACCCGGCCCGCGCCTCTGACGGTGGAAGAGACGCTGAAGACCAACACGGTGCGCACGGGCGGCACGGTGGCGGCGCTGGCGGCGGCGGTGACGGCGGCGGTTGAGCAGGTTCGGCCGCTGGTATCCGTGCTCGAAGGTTTCCCGGTTTGGGCTTCCGTCACGATTGTGGCCGTGGCGGCGGTTGCGGCGTTGTTTTTCATGCGGAGGAGGCAGGAGCCATGATTTCCGGAAAGGCGCTGTGGGTGCTGATGATCGTCTTTTTCTCTCCCGCAACCGGGCAGATGGACGACTATCAGATCGGCTTGTTCTTTTCTCGCGAAGGCTGCGAGTATGCGGCGATGGCGATCACCAAGCTGGCAGCGGAGACCGATGGATATCTCCCGGTCGAGTTCTCTTGCACTGAGATCAAGGGCTTGTGATGATGGGGGCGGCTTTTGGATTCTTCCGACGATATGCCTTGGCGGCGGCCGCTGTTCTTTCTGCGGTCTTTGTCGCCTTGTGGACCCGTGCGGCCTACCGGTCCGGTCGAGCCGCTGAGAAGGCAGACAGGGCAAAGGACGCGGCAGCCGCCGCTGCGCGCGCCCAGGCAGCGGCCCGCTATTACGACCGAAGCGACGGCGGAACCGCAGCCCGACTCCGGCGAGGGGAGTTCTGAGGATGCGGGCGATTCTGCCGTTGCTGGCGCTGGCGGCGGGTTGCGCAGCCCCGGCAGCTGACTGGAGTCCGCGTCACCCGTGCCCGGTCACGATCCGTGAGTATTCTCGGGAAGAGCAGCGGCGGGTGGCGGACCTGTTGGAATCTGAGCGGGTGCCGGACCCGCTGCCGCGCTGGATCGATGACTACGGCCGGTTTCGGGCTGAGGTTCGGGCGGCGTGCGGGCGATGAGCGACAGAAAGTTCTCATTTCTGCCTTCCGCTATCCTGCTGGAGACGCCCGAGTCCCCGGACTGGGTGCCGCTGGCGGAACGCAGCCCGCTGGCTCAGGCGCGCTGGTTTGCGTTCTACGGGCCGGGGAAGGTCCGGCCCGGGCGCCAAGAGCGCGCCCTGACTCGCTCAGACGACAACCCGGCGGTTGCGTCTCCGATGCTGTATATGCTACTGGAACAACAGGATCGAGACGCCGAGCGCGAGTTTTTCGTTCTTTTGGGGAGTAAAAAGAGCCATGGGTAAGGCAATGCGGAAAATCACGGGCGCGCCTTCGCCAGCGAAGCAGGCCCAGCAGCAGCAACAAGCTATTGATCGGCAGATCGCAGCGCAGCGTGAGACCCAAGAAAGGCAGATCGAAGCGCAGCGGCAGATGCAGCTGGAGGCCGAGCAGCGTGCCGAAGAGCGGGTGCGCAAGGAGGAGGCCGAGCGCGCGGCCAAGGCGGCTGAAGAGATGCGGGCGCGCATGGCGGCATCGCAGGGCCGCCGGGCTGCCCGTTCTGCTTCCGACACTCGGGCGCGCTTGAACGAGATGGGCGTTCTGGGCTGAATGGTCGAAATCGGGTCTTTCCGGCAGGCGGCAGACCACGTTCTGAAGCGCGTTTCGCGCGCGGAACAGCGGCGCGTCGAGCGCGAGTCGCTGTGGCGGTCGCTGCAACACTACGTTCGGCCGACGGCGCTGGCGTTCCGGGAGTCGCAGGGTTCGGCGGATACCCGTGAGCGCCGCATTCTGGAAAGCACGGCGGCCCGCAGCTTGGAGCTGTTCGCTTCGTTCCTCATGAGTTCCGTCTTGGTCGCCGGGACTTCCGGGGCGGCGGCGTTCCGGTTTGTCGGCGTTGGCGCGGACGGGAGGGAGGTCTTCAGCGCGCTCGCTCGCGAATGGCTTGAAGAGGCGGTGAAGGAGGTTCGGGCGGTTTTGTTCAGTGGGGCTTACTCGGCTTCCGGCTGCCTGCACAACGTGTGCCTTGATCTGGGACTTTACGGCTCGTCGTGCTTTGCGGCCTGGGAAGGGCCGGACCCGCTGTTGCGGCCGGTGATCTTCCGGCACTATCCGGTTTGGCGGGTGTGCGGCGAGCTAGGGGACGGTGAGCGGCCTTCGTTTATCAGCGTTCATGAAGAGCTGACGCCGCAACAGGCTTCGGCCCGCTGGCCCGAGGCGGCGGCTGCGGGCATGTTTGAAAAAGAACAGGCGGTTCGGGTTCGTTTCGTTTGCATGTCGCGCGAGGACGGGGACTTCGAGGCTTTCGTTCCGCCGAACATTGCGGCGACCAACGTGGCTTGGGCTGGCGTTTGGTATATGGAAGAGAACAAGTATATCCTGGACGCCAGGGGCTATTCCGAGCAGCCGATCTTCCTGCCCGCTTGGTATATCGTTGACGACACGGTGTGGGGTCGGTCCCCGGCCATGACGGCCCTCGGCGACGTGATCAGCGCCAACGTGCTCATGGAAATGATCATTAAGGGCATCGAGAAGCTGGTCGAGCCGCCTTGGCTGGTCCGGGACGGGGCGTTGCTCTCGCCGCTGCGGGCCTACCCGAATGGCATTACTTACACCGACGGCGAGCAGGGCTTGCAGCCGTTGCTACCGCCGGGCGCGTCTCGGATCGAGATGGGCGTTGACATGCTGCGGGATCGGGCGGCGCAGATCGAGCGGGCGTTTTTTGTGCATCTGTTCCAGGATGCGCCGAACCCGCTTGGGTCCAAGCAGCCGCGCACGGCTACCGAGGTTTCGATTCAGCAAGACGAGCGCAACCGCGCCGTGACGCCGATGGTGATGCGGTTGCAGGCCACCATGATCGAGCCGCTGTTGTGGCGGGTCTTGGGGCTGTTGGTTCGGTCGGGGCGGCTCTCGGCCCCACCGCTTCAGGAAGGAACCCGGCTGGAAGTGCGGCACCAAAGCCCGGTCGTGGCGTCGCAGGCTCAGGTTGACGGCATGGCGATTGGGCGCTTCATGGAAAGCTTGGTGGCCATGGCGCAAGTCAACCCCGAGGTTTTGGATCACGTCAACATGGACGCGGCCGCGAAGTTGCTGCATACCGCTTCCGGCGCGCCGTCTTCTGTGCTGCGGCCGGACGCCGAGGTCAAGCGGTTGCGTGCGCAGCGGGCCGAGCAGGCTGCGGCAATGCAACAGCTTGAGATGGCGAATGAGGGCGGCAAGACGCTTGCAGCTCTTATCTCGGCGCAGGCTAAGAACAACACGCGCGGCGGAGCGATGATGTAATGCTGCTTGAGAATCAGCTGCCTTCGCTGGAAGAAGTGCGCGCCGCCTATCAGGCTTTTTCCCGTTCGCCCGAGGGCCAAGTCCTGATGCGTTACTGGCAGACGCGCTTTGGCTACATGAATCGGTCGGTTTTCGTGCCGGGCGATGACAGCGCCACGTTTGTCAACATCGGCAGGCAAAGTGTCTACCAGATGATCATCAATGACATTGCGGCGGCGTTAGGCGTCAGGAACAACCCCTCTGAAGTTGAAGGGAGCGTAAGCGATGAGTGAGCTAACAACTGAAGCGCCGGATGCCCCGGCCACTGAATCGGTAGCGGCTCCGGCCCCCGCCCAGGCTGCTCCGGCCCCCGCCGCTCTAATGGCGGCCGAGTGGTGGCAGGCGTTGCCCGAGCCGGTGCGGGCCGATCCGAACATCGCAAAGTTCCGCGATGGGCGGCTCGAAGATTTTGTCGAGGCATACCGGAACGCGGTCAAGCTGATTGGTGTTCCGCCCGATCAGGTGATCAAGATCGGGGCGGATGATCGGATAGCCGCGCTGCGCAAGCTGGGCGCGCCGGAGAAGCCGGACGGCTACCAGTTTACTCCGCCGCAGGGGGTGCCGGAAGAGCTTGCTCTCGGCGGCGCGCTTGACTGGTATCGGGAGGTCGCCGCCAAGGCCGGGCTGTTGCCCGAGCAGGCTCAGGCTGTCTACGAGGCCTACGTTAACAAGACGTTTGAGCTTCAGAAGGCGTTTGCCGAAAACACCCGGCAGGCCGAGGCTTCGCTTCGGCTTGAATGGGGGCCGCAGTATGACGGCAACATCGCCGCTGCCAAGAAGGCTGTGGCGGCGCTGGGGCTGGAAGACGCGGTTGCCGAGGCGGGCCTCGGGGCGAACCCGGCTTTCGTCAAGGCTATGGTCGCGGTTGCGAAGGCCATGTATCCCTCCGAGACCGGCCCCAGTGGGGCGCAGGGGCCGGTGCTCCCCGCCGACCCGGCGGAGGCTAGGTTCGAGGCTAAGCGTCTTATGGAGCAAGCGTTCCAGGCGCACCGGGCCGGGCGGCGGGAGGAGTCTGCGGCGCTTCAGCGACGGGCGGCCGAGCTTTTCAAGCGCGCGGTCGGCGAGTGAATGAAAGCTGTTGACTGTTCTTTACGGCAAAAGTAAATCTACTTTGCCGCAAAGGGTCAAGGCTAGTTCTGCGCCCGCCATCGGCTCTGGGCTACCCGGCCGCCAAGGTGCCGCCGGATGCGACCGGCAGGGGTGGACACCGTAGCAACTGCGATGCTCGCGAGCGGCGCGGGTTGAACACGTTGCTAAGGAGTTAGCAGATGTCGCAGACTATCGAGCGTAGTTTCGTCCAGCAGTTCGGCACCACGGTGCTGATGCTGGCCGAGCAGCAGATGAGCCGCGTGCGCGGCGCGGTGCGCACCGAGACTGTCCGGGGTGAGGCTTGGACTGTCGAGCGTCTCGCGGGCGCGCCTTACCAGGAAATCACCAACCGTTTTGCGGCTATGCCGCTGAACGAGATCGAGCACACCCGTCGGTGGGGTTACATCAAGGCCTACGACTCGGTGGCCTTGCTGGACTCTTACGACAAGGTGCGCAACCTTGTCTCGTTTGAGTCTCCCTACACCCGGCGTCTGGCTGCTACCATCGGGCGCGCGATTGATACTACGATCATCAACGCGCTTGATGCGTCGGTTCAGGAGGGCAAGACCGGCTCGACCACGGTCAACTTCCCGACCGCGCAGCGCATTTTCAGCGTGAACTCGTCCAACGTGGCGGTTCCGCTGAACATGTATAACTTGCTGCGCGCGAAGGAGAAGCTGCTCGCGGCCGAGGCGCAGGAAAACGCTGATGACCCGGTGGTCGTGCTGCTGAACGCCAATGCTTGGCGTTCGCTGCTTGAGGACGACCGGATTACCAACGCCGACTACAACACCCTGCGGGCGCTTGAGACTGGCAGCGTTCAGAACCTGATGGGCATGACGTTCATCCGGACTGAGCTTCTGCCGGATATCACGGACACCTATGACAACGGCAACGCGGCGAACCGGGTCTTCATGTTCCGGAACGACGCCATCGAGTTCGGCGTCGCTCAGGAACCGAGTGTGGACATCAGCCGTCGTAACGACCTCCGTACCATCCCGTGGCAGGCTTACATCATGGGGGCTTGGGGCGCGGTTCGGACGGAGGATGTCCGCGTGGTCCGGATTCACGCTAAGAAGCTCGCCTGAGGCGGGGGAGAAGGAGGCTTAACTATGGCTACTCTGTTCAGTGATGCCTTCCCGGAGCAGACTAACGCTCCGGGGCTTGTGTCCTACCGGGCGAGCGGTGGCACGGTGAAGGTTGCTACCTTCTCCTACACCGTGCCGGCCGGCGGCGTGAACGTGACGACCGCAAGCCGTCTCAACCTCTTCCTCATGCCCTTTAACGCGCGGATTGTGCGGGGCGTGATCGAGGTCACGACGGCTTTCGGCGCAAACACGACGTGCAACCTTGTGGCGGTTGATGCGGCCACGGAAACCACGTTGTGGGGTTCAAGCGGCATCAACCTCAACACGGTCGCCTTGAATGAGGTGGATCGTGTCGGTCGCGGCATGCTCTACACCTCGCCGACGGACATTCCGTCGAGCATCCGGGCGAACGGCGGTGTTCGCATCGCGCTCGCGCTGACCGGCACTGCCACCTCGTTCGCGGCAGGCGGGCAGGTTCGCGGATTCTTCCTCTACGTGTGACGACGTAAGGAAGGAGACCGGTTGCGGCGCGCGGGGGAAGGCGCTACCTTCCTCCGCGCGTTGTTTTTGATGGGGGCTGTCGAGCATGGCGACTCTGCTTGATATCTACAACACGGCCCTGTTCCGTGTGAAAGAGCAGCCCCTCATTTCCGACACGTCAACCGGGCGCACGGCCGATGCGGTCAAGCAGACTTACCGCATGCAGCGGCCAGCGTTGCTTCGGCGTTACCGGTGGCAGTTCGCGACCGCGCGGGTCGAGCTTTCGCCGCTGGCGTCTATGCCGCCGCCCGGCTGGAAGTATCATTTTCAGCTTCCAGCTGATTTTTTGACGGTTATTGGCGTGGTTTCAGACAAGGATATTGGCAGGTATGTGTTTACGGAAGAACCACGTCGTTACCGAGTGATGGGCAATCGGATTGTCTCGGATGACGATAAGGTCATCGTGACTTACACTAAAGACGCGACGGCAGTGGCGGATTTTGACCCGCTTTTTACGGACGCGCTGTGTTGGGCTATGGCACAAGACCTCTCTCTTGCTTTGGCGGCCGACCGGGAGTTGGCGACCATGTGCGCGGAGATGTTCAACGAGGCTTTGAAGGCGGCCCGCCGAGCCGGGAGCTTGGAGCAGCCCGCCGAGGCGGTGCTCTACAGTTCGCGGGTTCTGGACGCGCGGGACTCTTACGGCGGCTGGAATCCGCGCTTTCCGGAGGCTCTGCCGTAAATGCCGCGCGCTTGGCTCGCCAGGACTGGGTGGCCGGGCGGCGAATGGTCGCCTCGGCTTGTTGGCCGCTTTGATCTCGATCAGCACAGCCGCGCGCTTCAGGTTCTGGAAAACGCCATTCCGCTGCCGCAGGGGACGGTCATTCGTCGGCCACCGTCGCGCTGGCACGCTGACCTTCCGGCTTCCACGAGCGCGCGGGTCATTCCGTTCATCGTGGACGCGGAAACCGTCTACATCGTGGTCATCCGGTCGGACGGGGCGCGCATCTTCAATCTTCAGGATGGCACGGAAACTTTTTGGGCCTATTCCTACACGAACATCGACAAGATCGCTTACGCGCAGACGGGCGACGTGTTGTATCTGGTCAACCCGGAATGGAGTCCGATCAAGATCACTCGGACTGCGGTCAACACGTTTACAACCGCTTCTGTCAGTTTTCTGAACGGCCGTGCGCCGCTGGCCCCGCTTAACTTCGACTCGACCAAGACGGTTACGAGCATCACCGGCACTTGGCCTTCGCTGACAATCAACATGAGTTCGGCGACGTTCATCGCGGCGGATGCGGGGCGGGCGTTCTTTGTTCGCGATGTCGTGAACAAGCGTGCTATTTATACGACTATTGCGTCGGTTGTGACGACCACCCAAGCGACTGTCACCGGCCAGTTCCAGATCGGCGGCCCCTCGCTACCCGCGATTCCCCAAGCAGACTGGGCGCTGGGGCTTTTCTCGGCAACAAGGGGTTGCAACGCCATCTGTTTTCACGAATCCCGGCTTTGGTATGGCGGCTTTTCGGAAGAACCCGATCTTGTGGTTTCTTCGGTTTCGAACAGCTTCGACAACTTCGAGACAATCAGCCCAGACCCGACGGCTTCGGCTGCTAGCAACGCGGACAAGAGCATAGCCCGTCGCGTTGACGGCGCTCCAATCCGTTGGGTTTTGTCTTCGCCGGGCGGCTTGCTTGTGGGCGGCGACAGTGTGGAGAACATCATCGTGCCGGGTGTCTCCGGCATTCTGACGCCTACGGAAGCGTCGGCGCGAGTGATCACCGAGCGCGGCAGCGACCCCCGGCAGCCTGAGAACATAGACCGCAGCGTGTTCTTCATTGAGCGCGGCGGGTATCGGATTCGTCAAATCAGGTTCACAAACGATCAGGACTTCGACACCATAGATGCAACCATTCTCGCTCCGCATCTCGGAGTCCAAGGCTTCCGGCGGCTGGCTTACCAGCAAAGCCCCTACTCGATCTTGTGGGCTTTGGACCGGAACGGCGCGCTTTTCGGCTGGACTGTTGAGGGCGAGCAGCAAGTTATGGGCGCTCACCGCCACCGGCTGGGAGGAGCCTACAGGGGTGAGCACCCGCTCATTCTCGACATCGCGGCGGTTCCGATCAAGCGGGACGATGGGTCTTTTACTGATGCGCTCTTTCTAGCCGTCAGCCGCCACATCAACGGCAACCTGACCACCTATCTCGAAAGGATTCAGGACGAGCAGCTGACCGAAGACCACACCGAGGACACGCCGATTTATCAGGCGCTTTATGCGGTCGAGGCGGTTCCGTATGTTGACGCATGGCGGCGAGTTGATCCTAACTACATCCTGGAAGAGGCTT